AAAAAGAAAAGCAAATCATTGTAGGCAAATACTCAACTTTGAAGGAATGCCTTGAAGCCTATGAAAAGATGATAGATGAAGGCAGGAATGTGTATTGGGGGCAATACCCTGAAGGTTGGTATGAAATATCTGAGTATTTACCTGTTGGGGAAGGTTAAAAAGTAAAATGTTGTTAAAATTTTAATAATATTTTAGTTTTTATTGTACATTTTGAGATTTTTTAGTAATTTTGCAATATAATTTAATTAAATAACGAATTATGAGCAAAATTATTATCTTATCACGTGTATCAACTGGACAGCAAAGTTTAGAAGCACAGACTAAAGAATTGAAAGCAGAAGCAAAAAGACTTGGCTATTCTGAAAGTAATCAAATCATCTTGGAGAATGTTGAGTCAGCTATCAAACTAAGTGAAGAAGAACGTATTGGCCTTCAAAAACTCAAATATTATATAGAGAATGATAATGAGGTTGACTGTGTAATTTGTTGGGAACCAAGCAGACTATCACGTAGGCAAACAATATTATATTCTATACGTGACTATCTCTTAGAACACAAAATACAACTATACATATTGAATCCTTATGTGAAACTGTTGACTGATGACAGAACACAAATAGATACTACAGCAAGCATTGTGTTTTCGCTGTTTGCCACAATATCAGAAAATGAAATGAGCTTGAAACGAGAACGCTTCACAAGAGCTAAAAATTTGATGAGGCAACATGGGCAGAAGTTTGGTGGAGCTGTTATATTCGGATATATAAAAGACAAAAACAAGAAATGCATACCTGACCCTATCAAGTCGAAGATAGTAGTTGACTTGTTCAACCACTACATTGACAATGATTCATCTTTATATGAAACTTATACTTATGCATGTGGCAAATGGCCTGATATTTTTAAGGTATTAGAATACAAGAAAGCCCAACATAAGATAAGGCATTTGTTTGACATTCCTGTATATTATACTGGTAACTGGTGCTATCCACCTTTGATAGGTGAAGAGTTATGGGACAAGGTACATGAAAAGATGAGCAAAGCAAGATGTAAAGCAAGATATGGATGCAAGAGAGAATTGCTTTGCAGAGGAAAGATATATTGTGGACATTGTGGAAGGATGATGACAGGAAGTGGTGGAAATACAAAGGCATATTGTTGTTCTACAGACAAGCTACATAGCCTGCAAATAAATTTCGATGTTGCAGACTGGATTATGTGGGAAGAAACAAGAAGTGTAGTAAACATAAATGCAAGATTTGATGCAAATGACAAGATACAAGAGACAAAAGACATACTGAACGAAAAGAAAGCACTCGCATCACAATATTCATTAACTATAGAAACACTAAACACACAAAAAGAGAAGATAGTTGACCTATATATAAAAGGTAAGATAGATGAGACAATATTTGACAAGAAATCAGGTGAAATTGACAAAGACATACTAAGCAACACAAAGCAACTTGAACATATCAATACAGAAATCAGCTCTTACGTACATATTCTTGATGATGTGAAAGAAGAGATGATGAAGTTACAGTCAATAAATGTTGACTCCATCGAAGACTTTGAAACACGTCAAGAATATGTACGGAAATACATTAACAAGATGATTGTAACGAGAAGAAATGATGACATCAGGGCATTTGATATAGAATTTGAATACACAAGGCCAATCATAACTACTAAATCAAAATACTTATATGTGTCTAAGAACCAAAATGACTTAAAAGTATACAGGTTGAATGAGGACGGAACTGAAGATTTGATATATACGAAAGCAAAGATGACAAAAAGGAACAAAGAGACTGGTAAATTTGAAAAGAAGGTGTAACAATACATCTTCTTTTTTATTTGAAGACTGCCTTGAACCATTTACGCCAAGTAAGTATATCTTCTATACGTGGGTCTGAGCCATGAACTTTCATATAACATTCTATTGTATTACTCATTTCAGACATAAAGGATGAACCTTCTGAGAAGTGCCAATCAAACAATTCATTGTCCTTATAAACATATAATACTGGGTGGTTGTCATCTACTCCGAGAACAATGTAAGAATTAGGGTTGATTTCTTTTGATGTGTATATTACTTTCATATTCATTTGGTTTTAAACAATTAATTCTTATACAAATATTCTATCATTTTCTTATTCACGTCTTTTGCTTCTTGGATGTAATCTTTGTTAATTTCGATGTTGTTCATATCAGCATTAATCATATTATTAAGACGTGGTGCCCAAACATTAAGTATATTATTGAAACCATCAAATTTAGCACCTATTACCACTTTCTTTGTAACATTAATCACTTCTGAATTAAATGTGTTCTTAACCTTGTACTGAAGCATTGAATCTGTATTCATATTCATTTGTTTTTTGTTATTGTTATTGTTATTATTATTTATTACATATATAATATAGAACGAAATAAAAATAATTCAAAAATAATATATAAAAAATTGTTAAAAAATTTTTCAAAAAATATGAAAAAATTTATCCAAGTTATTGAATTAATCCTTATTATTGAACTATATTAAATATATAAATATTTTTTTAATTACTATGAAAAGAGACAATAACTTAATTAAAATTACGAACACAAAAACAGGTGAATTTAGATATTTCACCAAAGACAGTATTGCTCAATCTTGGATTGGAGCATCACAATCTTCTATGGTTGGTATTATAGCCAATAACTCTAACAAATTTAACTACATCAAATATGAAATCATTGATGGTAGTAATATATTATGGAAAGACATTAATAGAATATAAATAATAACTAATGTGGGAAGACTATTCTTATATCTATTAAGATGGCAATTATCAACACCAATTCTTGCATTCGTAACATATCTTTTAGTAGATAAATATGGTAGTGTTACAAGCGCTATAATTGCAAACTTAATTGGTGGATTAATTTTCTATAAAGTAGATAAATTGATCTTCAAGCAACAAAAAAATAAAGATTAAAGAACTATGGAAAACTTTATGATTGGAGCTATTTGTGGAGTTATTTTCGCAATACCAGCATTATTTCTATTAGGTTATATAACATTTAGAAGTGACCAAAAAAGATTCAGAGAAGACATTGGTGAAGACTATGATATAGTTTTCATGCCAAAATCAATGGTGAAAAAATTAGAAAAAGATAAGAACTATGTGGAAGACTAAGGAAGAATTGACCAAGGGCGAGTTATTGTACTTGCACCTTGGTTATCTAATGACAAGTAAAACAATAAACAAAATTAAATATTATAAAGTATGAAAAAGACAATCTTATTTAGAGTAATTCAAGGACAAGATGCATATCTACAAAATATGGGGTTTGATGAGACTGACATTATAAAGTTGTTTAAGAAACTTAAAGGATTTGAACCAGAAGACAATGGCTTTGAAATTAGTAATGATGAACTTACTGTAATAATGAATAATGTTGTAACAAACGGTGAAGTAATTGGAATTTATAACTATTCAAATCCATATAATAAAGACCAATCTGACATTAATAAAATTAAAAGAAAATATGAATTTGAATTAAAAAGTAGAGGATATAATATTATTGAACATTGTGAATGGCAACCAAAATTTGATACAGATAAATTAGAAACAATAATTAATGAAAGGAATTACTTAACAAACATTATTGAACAAACAAAAAAGAAGCACAGTGAATTGTTAGATAAAATAAACAGATTAAAACACATTGAAGACGAAATCAACACTAATCAAAAAGAATTAGATGATATAAATAAAACTATCACAAAGAATAAAAATGAAATCATAAATTACAAAGAAGAAATAGAAGCAATAAAATCATTATATAATACAGAACAAGAAAAGTTTGATAAGTTAGTAGAAAGATACAAAAAAGGTCAAAAATGCTTAGAAGAACAACGAGAAAAACTACCTGAAGATATTAAGAAGCTAAAAGATGAAATTGACAAACTAATCGAACAAAAAGAAAGAATAATATCAGACACCAAAAAATGTAATGGTGAAATTCAAAAGATAGAAAATGAAAAACAATATTCAGAGCAAGAATTAGATAGAATAAAACAACAAATAAAGGAATGTAATCAATTAAAAGAAAAAATCATTAACATAACATTAGGTAAATTATCAAGTAAATTATTAGAAATTAAATCACCTGATGAAAAATTAGAGGAAGTAAAACAAAAATTCATAGGGACAGTGAAAATGTACTTATTAAACAATATGGTATTACCACAATTTGAAAGGGATTTTGCTGAAAGCTATGGATTAGATAAACAAACAATACAAAAAATAATAGATTTTGTGGAAACAACAAAAATATAACTCATTTCTTTTGAACTGAGTGAATAATAAAAATATACAAAATAAAAACATGAACAACACAGAATTTAAGAAAATTAAGTGTACCATCGGAGCAAGATGGACAACTGGTTTTGACACAACATTAGGAAAACAAAAGCCTAATAGCAGCGGTAAAGTACAACCAACACAAAACTCAAACCTATATAATGTTGTTGAAGAATACATATGCAACCCTGAATATAGGAAAAGTTGTGAAAGAAAAGCACAAAAGTACAATGAGGAAAACAACCTTACAATAAATGACAGTGACTATAGGAAGCCTAAGTTCTATGCAAAGTCAATTTATTCATTCCAAGACTACAGGTATACCAAATATGACACAGTTGATGTTGGTGGTAGAAAGATAAAGACATTGACAAACAAGTCTTTCCTTGAACACACAGGATTGATGGGATTTGATATTGACTTCCCTAAAGACACTAAAGACTTGAATGAGTTGATTAAGAACTTGAAAGTCAAACTATTTGAAAAACTAAAGAAATACAGCTGGTTTTGTATGATTACATTGTCAACTGGAGGAAAAGGATTGCATATATACACATATAATGACGTTCCCGAAGATTATGACAAGACAAACAAGGATGCATCACCAAGAATAGCTTATTTTAATTCTTGCTATCAATTTAAAAGTTATTTCATATACAAAGCATTATATGAGTCCTATAAAGAAATATTCAAAGATGTGTCAATGGACTTTATTTTCACGTTATTGGACTTCGCTATGTACAAGCCTGAACAAACAATAAACATTACAGTATATGACAATGAACCACTAATAAATAAAAACTTCAAATGTGAAATATGCTTACCTGTATATAATAATATAGAAGCTGGATATGACAACTGGATTCATAAGGAAGGTAACGCACTTAAGCCAGATGCAGAAGCAGGATGGGCACTATTCAATGAAAAATATTGTGGCATCACTAAGTTCTTAAGTGAGGACAAGTACAGTATAAAAGATGAAGCAGTAATAATAGGAATAGAAAAGAAGAACTACAAATCACCAAAAGAAGGACCATTCTACTTCGGACATAATACTCGACATAATGGAATACCAACTATGCACGAAATATGCAGATATTTGTTGGCTACACGTACTTATGAAGAAGCATTGATGATTGTAAGTGACAATAAATTCTACAACAATGGAGATGACTTCCCAAGACTATTAGGCTGGTACAATTCAAGAGATATAAAATACTACCCATCTGATTATGTTTGTGAATGGTTGAATACATTTGCTGGGTTCAATGATGTAATACAAAAACAGGAAATTGACAAAGAACTGCTTGAATATTTCAACAAGTTCAAGAAGGATAGTAAAGGAAGGATAGATAGAGACAATATTGACAATTATATATATTACCTCAACATATACCCATTATATTCAAATATGCTTAAGTTCAATACTTTAAGTAGTAGGAATGAATTATTGAGTAAGAAATTTGACATGGGTGAACCACAAGACTATTCTATGACTGATATAGACTGGACTTTGATAAGAAACAATTTCAACAGACACTTACATTTCTTGAACAAAAATCTTGTTGAAGAAGCAGTGAATGAGGTTTGTAACAACAACAAATACAATCCAGTTGTTAATTATTTAAATTCCTTGAAGTGGGATGGTGAAGAAAGAGTAGAAAGAATGTTCACCACTTGGTTAGGTGCTGAAGACAATGAAATAAACAGAAGATATGCTAAGTTATGGATGTATGCAGCAGTAAAAAGAATATTCGAGCCTGGTTGTAAATGGGATAACATATTGATATTATATGGTAAGCAAGGTGATGGTAAGACAGAGTTCTTCAAGAGATTGGGAAAAGAATGGAATACATCAAACAGAATCAACTTATCAAATAAAGATTATATTAATAGGTTGAACAAAAACTGGATTGTCATAATGGATGAATTAGCTTCGTTAAATAAGAAAGAAATGGACGAAGTAAAGTCATTCTTTACTAACCAAGATGATGAAGACAGATTGGCATTTGCAAGAGAAAGTAAGAAATTTGCAAGACATTGTGTATTCTGTGGAACTACTAACTCAAAAGGAATATTAAGAGACCTTGATGATAAATATGAAAGAAGATTCTGGATTATACAAGTAAACGCAAAATCACCTACATTTGTATACGACAACTTCACTGAAGAAGAAGTAGACAAACTTTGGGCTGAAGCTGTACATTGGTATAAAGAAGACCCAAATATGAGTTTGTTTTTGGGAAATGAATATATTGAGATGAGTAAGAAAGACCAAGTACAATATAAATCATTTAATAATGATGATGACATCTCAATGTTGAAAGAAATATTTGAAAAAGAATATGTATTTACTTCAAGTTCGCCTACTTACAAAGGTGACTACATTTTTTCTTCTTATGAAGAATGGGTTAGTCAAGTTAAGAATGAAAATAAAGTTGAAGTAGATGGAATTAATACATTCAAGTCAAAAATCAACATCATTCGTGGAAGTTGGGTAAAGAAATATTTGCTTGAAGAATGGAAGACAAGTAAGTCAAGCAAGTATATTAGTTTCGCCATCGACTGGGATTATGACAGATATACGGTATGTGGAATAAAGTCTTGGTGTTATAAAAGAAAAACAGACGATTGATAGTTATAATGTACAAAGTACAAAAGGGTACAAAATTTATTTGTACCCTTTTGTTTATGTTATGTGAAAGCTAAGTTATTAAAATCCAATATCTTGTATGTTGTTGTGTGGTATAAGGGTACTATAGGTACTATAAAAAAGTGTAACATTTAACAAAAAAAATATTTTATTACTTTTTTATTCTTATAAGGTATATAGCAGGCGAGCTGTATCTTAGTACTACTATATCTCGACAACCAATAAATTATTGGTAGATAAATACTTAGAAGGGAACAAAAAGAAGTACCCTTGTGGTACTTAGTTCCCTTTTTTATGTTTTGTCTATTATTTAATAAAAAAATATGAACAAACAAAAATTGAAATACATCATACCAAAAATAGAATTTGAATTGATTGCAGCAGAACAATTATTATTAGTTGCCTCACAACCTACACAATGTCATTGTTATGAACATGATGTGAATGGTGGTTGTCAAGGATGTAAAGGTAATTGTGGTTGTAATCATTGGGATAGTGAACAAGGAGCACTTATACCTGGTTGCTAAAACATACATTTAATGTTCTGTCTATTTTTAATAAAAAGACATGAACAAAAGAAAATCAACTCAGATGATAATCTTGCATTGCTCAGCAACACCAGAAGGTAGAGATGTTAAAGCAAGTACAATCAAACAATGGCACTTACAACGTGGCTTTTCTGACATAGGTTATCACTACGTCATCGACTTAGATGGTACAATAGAAAAAGGTAGAGATGAAGCATTAGTAGGAGCACATTGTACAGGCAAGAATGCTATATCAATTGGTATATGTTATGTAGGTGGATGCGACAAGAAAATGCAACCTAAAGATACAAGGACAACAGAACAGATTGAGTCATTGTATCAGATAGTAGACAAAATGCTTACTAAGTATAAGCTTAAAATCCACAATGTATTTGGACATTATAATTTTAACCCAAATAAATCCTGTCCTTCCTTTGACATAAATGAGTTTAGAAAAAATTATCTTAAATGGAAAAATGCTAACATGTAAAGATTGTAAATATAATGAAGGTGAACAATGCAATAAAAATGTTGTAGGAACAACAAAAAACAGTAGTAGTGCTTGCTATTTGATTCAGTTTTCAAGAAAAACAGAATCAAACTCATTGACTTAGTCAATGTATATTATTCAGTTTAGTCAAAAGAATAAAAAACCACATATATAGTTCAGTTAAAAGAAGCAGGGACAATAACACACATAACTCAGGTTAAACTCAAACTATATAGATTATAAACTACATATAATACAGTAAAAGAATTTAAGACAAGTAAAAGGTGAGATACATATAAATATCTCACTTTTTTTTTGTCGTTTTTCTTTCCGTGTTTCTATTTTAATCTTATTATTATATATAACTATAGATAAACTATAGTAAAAAACAAACAATCAAAAATATGAAGTTCATAGTAATATCAGTTGACTATTCACAAATAATGGCAATACACACAGAAGATGAAGTATTACGAATGTGTGCTAATGACGAACGAATGTATGAAGATGTAGTCAAAGCAGTAAAATCAAGACCTGAAAGAGCAGACAACAAATCATTGTGGTTCATGGTTGAAGATGATGAGGTAGAAGATTTTAAGTCAAAGCTTGCTGACTATGCTACACAAAAGAAAGTGAAGACAAGGAAAGCAAAGAAGCCAATAATTGACTATCCTGATGAAATATGGAAGCCAATTGAGGGATTTCCTAACTATAGAGTATCAAACTATGGTAGAGTAAAGTCAATCAAGACAAACAAATTACTTAAAGGACAAAAGACATACAATTGCCTATGTGTAGGATTGACAAACAAAGAAAAAAACATATACAAGCTATGGAACATAGGTCAGTTAGTTTTGAACGCATTTAAGCCTTTAGAACAAAACACACATGGGTTGAAAATACAACACAAAGATGGAAACATATACAACAACGCACTAACAAATATAGATTGGATAATTTGAAATGGAAGAACAATGGAAACAAATACCTGAATACCCTAACTACGAAGCATCAAACTTAGGACGAATAAAAAATACCAAGACAGGAAGAATACTTAAGCCTGCACATCTCAATTCAGGATACACAATTGTATCAATGAGACTTAATGGCATAACTAAGTCAGTACCAGTACATAGACTTGTAATGTTAGCCTTTGACCATAGAGACGATGTTAGCAAATTGGCTGTCAGCCACAAAGATTGGGATAATACAAACAATAAGTTAGAAAATCTTGAATGGGTTACAGTACAAGAAAGTATGTTGCATGGTTCAGGACCTAATGAATTAAAGGTATTAGAGACTATGTTAATGAATGCACTTAAGAAGACAATACATCAATGGTATGATACACTTAAGTCAGTAGATGCAACAAAAGAAGCCTTTACAGAAAAGGTAGTAGAAGAAGCCTTTGAAGGTGCAGTCAAATCATATCTACAATCATAATGACACTACCTAAGAACATATCAATCAAGATAGCAACACCAAAAGGACTAAGAAAGCCTGATGATGCTATCATATATAGCAAAGCAATAGAGTTACAAGAACAATTAGGAATACCAGTCTTCATACAGAAAGAGTTTGATGATGGTATGAGTTCAGAAATAGTCAACCCTATTGAAAGAGCCACATTGCCAACAAAACAAGTCGAATACAGAAATGCCAACAATCAATAGAAAACCTAATCACATAAAGCAAATAGAGTATATACATGATGATGCATCTACTAAATACTACAATAGTAAGGGTTGGCATACACTACGCAACGCATACTATCAGACACATCCATTATGTGAAATGTGCCTGAAGAATGGCATTACAAAGCAAGCAGACCATGTCCATCACGTTCGTGAATTTCTCTCAGGTCGTACAGATGATGAACGATGGTCATTGCTACTCAATCCCAACAATCTTATGAGTCTTTGTCTTGACTGTCATCATAAAGTTCACTCAAACAGATTCAAAAAATAAATAATATTCCCATTTTATGCAGCAGCAGTCAATCGGGGCTATATAAAAGTTGTGCATAATAAACAGGAAATACCGCGGCAAATGCTCTCTCTACTATTTGTGTTTTTTTGACAGTTTTGGTTCATACATACAAATAAGAAAGTGTCTATTATTATCTAAATATATGTAGTAAATAATGAAAAACATACCTAATCTTGTGCAAGGTAATGGCTTTACTTTAATAGTGAACGTTACTCAATACACAGATTCAATCGAACATAAAGAATCTTACGATTTGACAGATTCAAAGTGGATAAAAGCTTTTCTTATGAAAGGCACATCAAGTTATAAAATTGAAGTACCATGTGATGTAGACAAAAATAACAATAATATACTCAATGTATATGTAAATGAGTTCTTACCTGTAGGTTATTATGGCTTAGAAGTGATAGGTGTTACATCACGTGACTATAAATGGAGATTCAAAGCAAAGCCAGGCGAGCTATTCAATATAGTTGACCCTACTTCAGGTTATACATTTCCAGAAGAAGAGGAAATCGAAGGCTACATAAGTATTGATGCAACTATAGGAATAGCAGGACTTTCAGCTACTCAAGGTCCAGTAGGTCCACAAGGTCCAAAAGGTCAAGATGGTACAGTATCATTCGACGAACTTACACCAGAACAAATTGAATCATTGAGAGGTCCTCAAGGTGAAGTTGGTCCTCAAGGTCCACAAGGTCCAAAAGGTGACACAGGTGAAGTTGACACATCAAATTTCTATACAAAGACAGAAATTGATACAATGATAGGTGATGTAGAAACATTGCTTGCTTCAATCTAAAAATATTATAATATTAAGAAATGAGTATAGCAACAGAAATACAAAGACTACAACAAGCAAAATCTGACTTAAAGACAAGTATACAAGCAAAAGGTGTAACAGTATCATCAGAAGTAAAATTAGATGAATATCCTAATTTAGTTGATTCTATACAAACAGGTGGAAGTGATGTGACACCATATAAAGACTTTATTGAAGGAACCACAGATAATATACCAGATGGTGTTACGAAATTGAGATCTTATTGTTTTTGTGGACAACATAATTCTCAACATACCATACCATCAAGTGTAACACATTTATCAAAACATTGTTTTTATAAATTCAGCTATGGGTTCCAAAAAAACCAATCAATTATTATACCTGATACTGTAACATCTGTTGATGATTATTGTTTTGATGAAACTGGTAGTAATGCTTCAGGAATGAGTATTACAATAAAAGGTGTTAATGAATTATCAAAATGGATGTTCAACAACTGCTATCTTTCAGGATTTCCAATAATAAATCCATCAATTACAGAATTTCCAGAAAGATGTTTTGATGGCACACATTTTATAGGAGCTGAATCAAGTACAGAACAAGTAGTACAAATTCCTTCTCAAATAAAAACAATTAATGTCGGTTGTTTTAGTGATTGTCATGCAAAAAGAATTATAGTTCCTGATACTGTTGAAACAATATCACTAGATAATGCTTTTTACAGTTATTATTTGACACAATTACAATTTTTATCACCAACTCCACCAACTTTTATAAAAACTCTTACTGATGGACTGATTTATATAAATAGATGCAAAATTTATGTCCCTAACGAAGCAGTAGATACATATAAATCAAATGAAAGTCTTTCAAGATATGTATCACAAATCTATCCTGCTTCTGAAATGCCAGCATAATGTAATTAGATAAAAATAAATAATATATAAATAATGAAAAACATACCTAATCTTGTACAGGGTAACAACTTTACTTTAATTGTAAATGTTACTCAATACACAGATTCAATCGAACATAAAGAATCTTACGACTTAACAGATTCAAAGTGGATAAAAGCTTTTCTCGTAAAAGGTAGTTCAAACTATAAAGTTGAAGTGCCTTGTGACGTAGACCAAAAGAACAATAACATCCTGAATATATACGTCCAAGAGTTCTTACCTGTTGGTTCCTATGGCTTAGAAGTTATAGGTGTTACTTCAAGGGACTATAACTGGAGATTCAAAGCAAAACCAGGCGAGTTATTCAACATAGTTGACCCTACTTCAAGCTACACATTCTCAGAAGATGTTGAAGGTTATATAAATATTGATGCTACTATAGGAATAGCAGGACTTTCAGCTACTCAAGGTCCAGTAGGTCCTCAAGGTCCTGAAGGTCCACAAGGTCCTCAGGGAGAACAAGGTCCTAAAGGTGAAAAGGGTGATAAAGGAGATGTTGGTCCTGTAGGTCCACAAGGTGAAATTGGTCCTCAAGGTGAACAAGGACCTCAAGGTGAACAAGGTCCACAAGGCGAAGTTGGTCCACAAGGTCCCAAAGGAGATAAGGGAGATACAGGAGAACAAGGACCACAAGGTGAACAAGGTATACAAGGTGAACAAGGTCCAGAAGGTGAACAAGGTATACAAGGAGAACAAGGACCACAAGGCGAACAAGGTATACAAGGAGAACAAGGACCAAAAGGTGATACAGGTGAGCAAGGTCCAAAAGGTGACAAAGGAGATAAGGGTGATGCATTTACATATTCTGACTTTACACCAGAACAACTTGAATCATTAAGAGGTCCAAAAGGTGATACAGGTGAACAAGGACCTAAAGGCGATGCAGGAGAACAAGGACCAAAAGGTGATACAGGTCCTCAAGGAGAGCAAGGTATACAAGGTGTACAAGGTCCAAAAGGAGATACAGGCGATACAGGTCCACAAGGTCCTGAAGGTCCACAAGGTCCACAAGGTGAAGTTGGTCCACAAGGAGAAAAAGGTGATAAAGGTGATAAAGGTGATGCATTTACTTATGCTGACTTTACACCACAACAGCTTGAAGCATTAAGAGGTCCACAAGGTGAACAAGGTCCACAAGGCGAGCAAGGTATACAAGGTACACAAGGCCCACAAGGAGAAACTGGCCCACAAGGTCCAAAAGGAGATACAGGCGATACAGGTCCACAAGGTCCTGAAGGTCCACAAGGCCCTGCTGGTCCTGCTGCTGAAAACCCAGGATTCATTAAATTTACTAATACAAGTGACAGTACAAAAGAGGGAATAGTTTCTTCATTATCTACAAATTATAATACAAACATCGGAAAAGGTGCAGTTATTGAAGGTTCAGGATATGGTTCAACCAATAAAATCGCAGCATCAGGTGAGTCTTCACATGCTGAAGGTATATCTACAAAGGCAAACGGCGCTTATTCTCATGCTAAAGGTAGTTTCACAACAGCATCAGGTTATGCTTCTCATGCTGAAGGTGGTGCAACAACAGCAAGTGGTGAGTGTTCTCATGCTGAAGGTAAAAGCACAACAGCAAGTGCTATGGGTTCTCATGCTGAAGGTAATTTTACAACAGCATCAGGCGCTTATTCTCATGCTGAAGGTCAATACACAACAGCCAGTAATCAATTAGAACATGCTAGCGGTAAATTTAATGTTTCAGGTTCAACATCTGCAACTTTTGGAGACAGTGGCAATACATTGTTATCGGTGGGTAATGGTGAATCAAATAGTAATAAACATAATGCATTAGATGTTAGACAAAATGGTGACATATATTATGTTGATACTGAAAAAATAGATGGTTCAACTGTACATTACTATGATGCACCAGTTAGAAAGCTACAAGATGCAATGGTTACTTCAACTACAGCAGGTCTTAAGATAGAGGTAGTTTCAGAAATGCCTGCTTTACCAGACCAAAATACATTATACATCATACAGTAATATGAACGGATTTAATTTATTAGAAGCATCAGATATAAAATTAGGGGGCAGTACAATCACTGCTCTCTATTATGGCTTAACTAAATTGTGGCCAACAGGAATAGATTATTCACGAGAATATCTTACTATTGAATCATTAGAAGATAATAATACTATTGGCTTCAAAACAAGGAATACTTCTTTACTTAAAACAATACAAGTTTCTACTGATAAGAATAATTGGACATCTTATACATCTAGTACTGGAGGTACAACATTAGCAACATTGAATACAGGAGATAAGTTATATGTAAAAGGTAGCAATAGTTATTATGCAACTTCTCCATATTATAATCATTTTACATCATCAGGACAATTTAATGTTTTTGGAAATATAATGTCACTTATATATGGAGATAATTTCATAGGACAAACTGCATTAACAGATAATTATACATTTAGAAATTTATTTTATAATTCAAACGTAGTTGATGCATCTAATCTTATATTACCAGCAAAAACATTAACAGAAGATTGTTATTCTAGTATGTTCTCTGATTGTACAAGTCTTACAACTGCTCCATCAGTATTACCTGCACCAACATTAGCAAGTAACTGTTATATTAGTATGTTCTCTGGTTGTACAAGTCTTACTACAGCACCAGTATTACCAGCAACAACGTTGGCAGAGAGTTGTTATATTAGTATGTTCGAGGATTGTACAAATCTTACTACAGCACCAGAATTACCAGCAACAACATTAGCAGATTGCTGTTATAATGATATGTTCTATGGTTGTTCAAGTCTTACTACAGCACCAGTATTACCAGCAACAATTTTGGTATTGGGTTGTTATGAAGCTATGTTTACTGATTGTACAAGTCTAAATTATATTAAGATGTTAGCAACAGATATTAGTGCCACTGGTTGTTTAGATGATTGGGTGTATGGAGTAGCATCAACTGGTACATTTGTAAAAGAATATGGTGCAAATATTCCTATTAATAGTACTAGTGGTATACCTACAGGTTGGACAGTTCAAGAAATCAACCCAGCAGAAGAATATTTGACATTTAAGATTTTATCAGATGGTAATATATATTGGCGTTCAAATGGTTCAATATCAAAAACTATTGAATATAGTTTGAATGATGGTGCATGGACATCAATAACTTCTTCTACAACACCAACAGCTATACCAGTAGTTACCAATGATATTGTTAGATTTAGAGGTACAAATACTCAATATGCAACTCAAAATACTAATTTTTGTGGATTTGGTCAAGGAAACGCAGGAACTAGTGGAGAATCATATGATAATGATGCAGCTGAATTTGAAGTTAGAGGTAATATAATGTCACTTATATATGGAGATAATTTTGCTAGCCAAAGTTCATTAAGTGATACATATAATTTCTGTTCATTATTCAAGAAAGCAAAAGTAGTTTCTGCTAAAAATCTTATATTACCAGCAACTACATTGACACAATATTGTTATCGTGCTATGTTCTCATATTGTACTTATTTAACAACTGCACCAGAATTACCAGCTACAACATTAGCTAAAGGTGTTTATTGGTACATGTTTGAACATTGTTCTATTACAACACCACCAACATTACCAGCAACAACATTAGTAGATGAATGTTATGGCCATATGTTTAGAGGTTGTGCAAATCTTACATCAGTACCAGCATTACCTGCTACAACAATGAAGCCAAGTTGTTATAGATATATGTTCGGAGAATGTACAAGTCTTACTACAGCACCAGTATTACCAGCAACAACGTTAGCAGATAGATGTTATTCTGAGATGTTCAAGGGTTGTACAAGTCTTACTACAATACCATCAACATTACCAGCAACTACATTAGCATCTAATTGTTATGGTAGTATGTTCTCTGGTTGTACAAGTCTTACTACAGCACCAATATTACCAGCTCTAACATTAGTAAATAACTGTTATCAATATATGTTCAATAGCTGTTCTTCACTTAACTATATCAAGATGTTAGCAACAAGTATTACTGCTTCTAATTGTTTGAAAACTTGGGTTGGTAATGTATCACCAACTGGTACATTTGTTAAAAACGCAAGTGCTACATGGACAACGACAGGTACTAGTGGTATACCTACAGGATGGACAGTTCAAACTGCATCATCATAAATATATATAATATAAAAAAATATGAACGCAAAACAACTTTACAAGAACTATGATAAACAAGTTCAAGAATATATGCAGAATGTAATAGACTGCTTGAAGCAAGACTACAAGACAATCCCAACATCATGGAGAGTGTCATTAGACCTTATAGCAGCTAATGTAGATATTGTGTTCAAAGCACAAAAAGATATACAAGAAAATGGCTTGTTACGTAAAGACAACCATGGCAGGACATTCAAGAATCAATGCTTCCCACTATATATGAACGCACAAAATGCCTTAGTTCGTCTATTACAATCATTTGCACTTACTCCAGTTTCTAGGTCTAAGATGAAAGAAGTTGATTCAGATGAGGATTTCTTTGATGACCTTACAAAATGATTGATGTTATGAATGACACAAATCGACTATACAAAACCTTATATACAATATGCAAAACAGGTTATTTCAGGAGAAATACTTGCATGTGAAGCCATACAGCTTGCGTGCAAGCGTTTCATCAATTGGTTTGACAGGGATGACATCTATTTCGATTATGAGGATGTTGACAGGAAGATACGTTTCGTTTCAAGGATGAAACACTCAACAGGTGTCCATAACCACAAACCATTCATCCTATTACCTTGGCAAGCTTGGTGTTTTGCTGCAATCTTTGGTTGGAAATGGAAAGATACAGGTCTTAGAGTTACAGAAAATGCCTTAATGTTTATGGCACGTAAGAATGGAAAAACAGCATTCGCGTCAGCAATCGCACTTGTATGTTCAGTTTGTGATAACGAAGCACAGCCTGAAATTGAGTTCATAGCAAACAATGCACAACAAGCGAACATAGGATTTGAAGCAACAAAGAACTATGCTGAATCAATGGACCCAAAAAAGAAAGTGTTCAAGCGATACAGGAATGAGATACGTATACCAAGAGTAAAGGGAACAATCAAACTTCTTGCTTCTGATTCTATGACACTTGATGGTTATAACTCATCACTTTTCATCCAAGACGAAATGCACGCAGCAAAAGACTGGTCTTTGTATAATGTTATGAAATCATCACAGGCCATGAGAACACAACCGCTTGCAATAGTAATTACTACTGCTGGATTCTTACTCAATGGATATCCACTTTATGAGATGAGACAGACTTGTTTGGAAATCTTACGTGGCTTGAAGACAGATGACTCAACATTTGCGGCGATATACGAACTAGATGAAGATGATGATTGGAGAGATGAAGATGTTTGGATTAAAGCAAACCCATCATTAGACCAGACTGTACAACGTAAATATTTACGTGGCCAAGTACAAGCAGCAGCAAACAATACTGCTTTAGAGACTGGAATCAAGACAAAATCGTTCAATAGTTTTTGTCAATCACAAGATATTTGGATTAGTGATGAGTATATGCAACGTGCATCAGCAGATGTTGACTTGTCTGAGTTACAATCACAATATTGTTATATGGGTGTTGACTTGTCAGCAGTTTCAGACTTGACAGATACAACAATAATGTTCCCACCTGACCCAAATCGTACATACTATCCAGACAAGTTCATATTCAAGTCATATTTGTATGTACCACAAGAAGCTTTAGAAAACTCATCCAACTCTGAACTATACAAACTATGGAAGAGACAAAAGCAAATCAAGGTCACATCAGGCAACGTGGTAGACTATGATTATATATTGCTTGACCAGAAGAAGATAATGCAAGAAACTTGTCTACAAGGTGTGTACTACGACGCATGGAACGCTACACAGTGGGCAATAAATGCAACTGAAGCTGGACTACCATTAGAGCCTTATTCACAAGCATTGGGTAACTTCAACAAGCCAACAAAGTTGTTAGAAATGCTTATCAAGTCAGGAAAAGTAATAATTGATAACAATACCTGTGTACGTTGGTGTTTCAATAATGTAGAGCTTAAGTTTGACTATAATGAGAACTGTAAGCCAGTTAAAGCATCAGGTGACAAGAACAGAAAGATAGACCCTGTAATTGGAATGCTTGAAGCACTTGGTGGCTACTTAAATTCACCTAACTATGTCCCAGAAGTAGTTGCAATTTAGTAAATATCTATATTATATATAACTGTTATCATTTATGTGAAACAGTTTATTTTTAATCAGGATAACTCTATATAAATATATCGTAAGTCTTAACTTATGGATTTTAGATTTTGGAAAAAGAAAGATACAGAAAAACGTGAAGTATCTTATGAAAACCCTTATAATTACGGACTAGGATTGTCAAACTTAATAGCATCAGGAAATGGACCTGCTGTTTCATTGTCTGCTGTCTTTGCTGCAATTGAATTGATTTCTAACTCAATTGCTGAACTTCCAATCAATGTGAAGACATATGAGGACAACAAGACTTCAATTGTCAAATCGCATCCATTGTATTTTGCCTTCAATAATTGCTTGCTTACAAAATACATGCTTATGAAGATGCTTATTGTTGATATGTTGCTATATGGTGATGGCTTAGCATACATTGAAAGAGGACAAGATGGTACACCTGTAGGATTCATATATTGTCCGCATGGTTCATATTCAATAATGTACAATGAACAATCACGTGACTTGTACTATCGTATTTCATCTATACGTAGAGGTAAGATTGAGCCAATTGATGTAATTCACATAATCAAGAACTCAGTCAATGGTGTACAAGGTAGAGGTATATTGTCATACGCACAACATACTATCAGTTTGTCACAATACACAGAAAAAGCAGCTTTAGACTATTTCAGTTCAGGTTGCCACGTATCAGGCATACTTTCTACTAACTCACCTCGTTTGACAGAAGAACAACGTAACGCAATAAGAACATCTTGGACAAATGCACATGGCAAGAATGGAACAGGTATGGCCGTACTTGAAGCTGGTATGCAATATCAAGCTGTATCAGACAGTTCAAAAGATTCACAACTCTTAGAATCACGTTTGTTCAACTTACAAGATGTTGCACGTTTCTTTAATATCAATCCTGTACTTTTAGGTGATTTGTCACACTCATCTTATTCAACAATTGAAGCATCATTGTTGGAGTTTGTGACACATACACTTTACCCATACATCACTTTGATAGAACAAGAGTTTGACAGAAAGCTTATTAAGCCATCAGAGAAGAACTTATACATTGACTTAGATGCAGGATTCATATTGAAGTCAGATAAGACTTCACAAGCTAATTACCTTACTAATCTCGTAAAAGGTGGAATCATGACAGTCAATGAAGCACGTCTTCAAGTCGGACTTAACCCTATTGATGGTGGTGACAAGCTTATCATACCGTTTACAGATTTGTCACAAAATACAATCGGAGAACAAGATGCTAACAAAGATAATAATATGGCTAATTCTTCTGATACTGACGGAAAATCTGATATTGATAGCTAAATTTGATGAAAAACATAATGAAAAACACAATGGAAAAAGAAATACGTAACTTAGGTGATATTCAGTTGAGAGCTGAAGTAGGAGAAGCATCACGCCACATTGAAGGTTATGCTCTCATATTTGACACTCAATCAGAATATCTTGGATTCTATGAAACTATTGAACGTGGAGCAGTTACACAAGAAATGATTGACCAATGTGATGTATTTGCTTGTTTCAATCATGATATGGACAAAGTATTAGCACGTTCAAACAGTGGTCAAGGCTCATTGAAGCTTACTGTTGATGACAAAGGCTTGAAATATGAGTTTGATGCACCATTCACTTCATTAGGTGATGAACTTTTAGAGTATTTGAAACGTGGTGACATCAACAAGTCTTCATTCGCGTTCTATGTTGACCCAGCAGATGATGAAGCAGAAGAATGGACATCACAAAATGGAGTATATTTCAGGACTATCAAGAAGATTGCATCAATTGTTGATGTTAGTCCAGTATGGCAACCTGCATATTCAGATACTTCAGTATCTAAGCGCTCATTAGACAAGATTGAAGAACTTAAAAAAGCAGAACAATTAAAAGCAATATCTGAAAAACTTGATGCAAAAATGTCACAGATTGAAGAAATAGCTAACATTTAATTTTCTATTTTAAATAAATTATATATGGAAACAATTTAGTTCACATCTAAATAAAATTGAATTATTATTATTTAGAAAGCAAACAAAAACATCGTACTCATATACATGAAAAAGAATAGCTTAGAATTGAAAGACTCTATTCATCAAATGGTCGAGGAATGCCGTTCAATGGTAGAACTTTGTAAGAAAGAAGTTAGAGAAATGACTGAAGATGAAGAAAAGAAATTCAATGAATTAAAAGAAAATATTGAAGCAAAGAAGAGAGAACTTCAAGAATTAGAAGAAGAACTCAAATCTTATGATGAAAAACTTCCTAATGAAGAAATTGAGGAAGAAGAAAAAGAAGAAAAAAATAATCGAAATAGATCTATGAAGAAAAACTATTTAACTAAAGAAATCCGTAACGTACAAAACGGTGAAAGTTTCAAAATCAATGCAGAAACTCGTACTATTTCAGTAGGAGACCAAGGTTCAGGCGAAACTACAGTTCCTGGTGTACATGATGAAGTTGTTGAAACTGAGATTCAAGGTATTCTTGAACCACTTTATGCAAAATCAGTATTGACACAACTTGGTGCACGTTGGTACACAGGTCTTCCAATGGGTGACATCCAAATTCCTATCATGGGTAAAGGTGCAGTTACTTGGGAAGATGAACTTGCAGATGCACAAGAAACTAACAACACATTCACAACTAAGAAACTTCAACCAAAGCGTCTTACTGCTTATGTAGATATTTCTAACAAGCTTATCCGTCAAGACACAATCGGTGCAGAAAACGCAATACGTAGAGATATTGTTAATGCTCTTCAAGATAAGTTAGAAGCTACAATCTTAGGTGCTGGTGCAGCAACAGCTACACAACCAGCAGGTATCTTCAACGGTGCAACTGTTACTAAGGAAGATACTTATGCTAAGGTTTGCACAGCAGAAGCAGGTGTTGAAGAGAACAACGTATATGGCGAAATGAAGTATCTTATGTCTCCAGCAGCTAAGGCATTCTATCGTTCACTTATTAAGGGTACTAATGCTACAGGTATGGTATTTGACAACAACTCAATGGACGGTACTCCAGCAGTTGTAACTTCAAATATTGCTAAGAACAACTTCGTATATGGTGACTTCTCACAACTTGCAGTTGGTTCTTGGGGAGATATTGAGATTACTGTAGATACTGTAACTCAAGCTCGTAAAGATTGTACACGTCTTGTAATTAATGCTTACTTCGATGCAGTTATCCTTCGTCCAGAAGCATTCGCATTCGGTAAGGTTGCGTAAGTTTTCATTTTTAATAGACTAGGTGGGGTAAACAATACGGTTTACCCCTTTACAAAAACACACCGTAAAAACAATGGAATATCTAACAATCGAAAAAATAAAAGAACAATGTGTAATTGATGCAGATTTCACAGATGATGACACATTCTTGGAATCAATAGGCAATACAGCCGAACAATTGGTTGCACAACAGATTGATATGCCTTTGTCTGAGGTTGTTGCAAAAAATGATGGTGAACTGCCTGCCCCTTTAGAACATGCAATGAAACTTATTGTGGAGTATTTCTATGACAACCGTGGTTCAGATAGGTCACAAATCCCAGAAGCATACTTTTATATGTGTCGCTTATACAGAAACTACAACTAAATATAACTAAGTTTCTATGAAACATTAGTGAATAGAAATATAATTGACACAACACATGAAAGCAGGATTATTAAAAGAAAAGATAGATGTAATTACACCTACAATCATAACAAACGATTATGGTGAACAAACAACTGAATGGGAATTAAAATACTCAACAAGAGCAAGATTGATACATACAAGTGGAAATCGTATAGAACCAAATGGAGAAATATTTTATTCGTATACAAAGACACTTGAAGTAAGAAGTTATGTTCCTGTTGATGATTTTGACAGAATAATCTGGAATGAAAAACAATACAGAATTTTAGATATTGAGCCAGATAAAGAATATATGAAAAAAATAATACGTGTGGAATTAGTAAATGATTAACAGTTTAGAAATTGGAAAATACATAAACACAACATTAGCTAACAATCAAGATATTAAAGCCTTAAAAGCAAAAACCTATCCGTTGATTGCTGATAATGATGCAAAATTCCCATTTATTATTTACAAAAGAGTTGGTTTAGTATCACAAATTTGTAAAGATGGCACTTTTCAAGATGATGTTACAATTGAAATAAAGGTTGTTACAGATAAATATTCAGTTGGAGTCCAATTGATAAAAATAGTACGTTCACTGTTACAACGACCTTACATGAGATATGAAGATTTTGACATAAGTGATGTTACTATAAATTTTGCTTCAGAGGACTTTATCGACAATGCATTTATACAGACAATGCAATTAACTTTAAAAATAAATGAATAAAAATTATTATGGCAGAAAAAATTATAAAGGGTCGTGATTTGATGTTATTTGATAATGATGGTCACTCTTTTTCATACGCTACAAATCACGTACTTACAATAACAGCTGAAACTACAGATATTAGTTCAAAAGACCATGGTGTATGGGGTGGTTCAGAAATCGCTCGTTACACTTGGGAAATCACTTCTGAAAATCTTTATACAGAAAAGGATTACGATAAGATGTTTGAACTTATGATAACAGGTGAGCCATTCACTGTTCGTTTCGGTCTTAAACAAACACCAGACGACCCAACTTTAACTCCAGCAGATGACTCAACTACACTTCCTTATTGGACATCTCAAAGCTCTTATTATGAAGGTAAAGCTGTTCTTACTTCTCTTGTAGCTAACGCAAGCAATGGAGATAACGCAACTTATAACATTACTTTAACAGGTAATGGTTCAATTAAGAAAGTTACTACTAACCAACAGCCTTCTAACCCTTAATTGAATACTTATATATTGGTGGGGTAATTATTTACTCCACCATTTTTCTAAAAAAAATATAAAATATCATTATGAAAATCACTATTAAAGACAAAGAAATCGAGTTAAAGAACACATTACGCAGTATGATTATGTATGAAAACATTGCCGAAAAATCATTCAACCCTGAAACGGTAACTGACATAATTACATATATGTATTGCGTTGTTGTTGCTTCTTCTAATGATTATACATTGACATTTGATGAATTTATCAATTATGTTGATGAAAACCCAACTATTTTCGATGAGTTTGGACAATGGTTGACTTCTATCACTGCTTCTAATAATGCAGTAAAAAAAAATTAATCAATGATGGTGAAGGAAAAGCACCAAAATTGATATTTCATTACACATTACGTGTTTTAGTCTTTGAATTTAAGGTATGTACACTTGACTATTTCATGGACAAATGTACAATATGGGAGATAAACGACTTGATAGATTACATTCCATATTTAGATAGAAATTTATGGGATTCTCAAAGATTAAACGCATATGTAACAGCACAGGTTAACTCACGAAGGAAGTTGACACAACAAGATATATGCAAGTTCAAGTGGGATGAAAAACACATAGAAGATTTTGTTAGAGATGAAAACTCAACAAAAATAAGTAATGAAGACATAAACAGATTAAAGAATATAGCTAAGCAATGGGAGCAGTAAAATACATATACAATTCAGATGATTTGACAACATTAGCTGATGATATAAAAGAAAGAGTTGGCAAAGCTGTTATTGCTGCTGCACATCGTGTGAAAGATAATATGCGACAAGCTTTTCTATCAGGTTCTTCATTATACAAGTACAGGACAAGTAATTATGAAAATCTAGCTAAAGGTATAAACGTAGGTAAACTTAATGATGGTAAAGTAAAGATACACGCATTAGGAACAAGAGAAAACTATGACACTTATAAGACTAGATTCTTTGTTGGTGGTACAATCCCACGTACACAAACAAAGAGAAATGGAAAAAACATAAAGCCATATACAAAAGGCTATATTCGTGCTAATAATGCAATAGAGGTGGGTTCACAAACTGCCCCAAATACACTTATCACATTCATAAAAAATGTAATAGATAACTAAAAAATATAACTTCTTTTTTATAAACGAAGTGAAATAAAAATATATATAATATAAGATATGCCAAATTTATCAGTTGTGATTGGTGCTGATACTTCAAGATTAGTACAAGAAGTAAAAGGTGCTAGACATATGCTCAATAAGTTCGTTGATGATACAAAGAACGCTAGTAATGCAGCAAAGAACAACGCATCAGTAACGAATGAACAAGTCAACGCTTACAAGAAAGTGATTAGCTCACTTGAAAAAGCAACAAGTGGGATGATGAATTCTAAACAGCAACAATCCAGTCTCGCTGCTTCAGTCAAAGAGTTGAAAATACAATGGGCTAATTTATCTGATACTGCAAAGAATGGTGAATTTGGTAAGATGTTGAGTTCTACATTAGCTGAATCTCAATCTGCTTTAAGTAATTTGACTACTCAGATTAAACAAGTTGACTCAGAAATGGGTAATATGGGTGGTGGAAATACTAGAAGACAGCTAATGAGTTTGACAAAGGACTTGACAAACTTAACAGCACAATATCGTGCAATGAGTGCAGTTGAAAAACAAAGTGCACAAGGTCAAGAATTAGCTCAGAAGTTAAGTGATTTAAGAACTAAAGCTGGTGCATTAAAAGATACAGTTGGCGATGTACAACAGGAGATTAAAGTATTAGCATCAGATACACCAAACTTAGATGTGTTCAATGATGTTATTGGACTTAGTGCTGATGCTTTATCTACATATTCATCAATTATAGCCAAAGTAACAGGTGACGAAAAAGCTCTTAAAGATGCTATTGCTACTGTTATGACTGTTCAAAGTGCTGCTAATTTGATGACAAAAGTAACAAATGCATTACAATCATCTTCAGCAATAATGTTGAAAGTAAGACAAGTACAAGAATTAGCTGCTGCTGCTGCAATTCAAGTAAAGACTGCTGCTGAAGGTAAGAGTGTTGTAATGACAAAGGGTGCTACTGTCGCTCAGGCTGCTTTTAATGCAGTTGCACGTATGAACCCTTATGTTTTGCTTGCAACAGCTATAATTGCTGCTGGTGCTGCTATCTATGGTTTTGTTCAAATGACCAACAAATCTACAGAAGCAGAACAACAAGCACAAAGAGAAGCTGAGATATTGAAAGCAAAACAAGAAGATTTAAGAAAGAAGACAGACGAATTGAATGAAACTTCAGCTAAAACAACAACTAAGTTCTATGAATTACAAACACAATGGAAGAACTTAAAATCTGAAGCCGAGAAAAAACAATGGATAGAAAACAATAAGAGTGCATTTAGTGCATTAGGCATTTCAGTTAACTCAGTAACTACAGCAGAGTCAATATTCACAAAGAACACTGATGCTGTATGCCAAGCATTATTGGCACGTGCTGTTGCTGCTAAGAAAGCTGAACAAGCTGCTAATGACCTTATCAAATTAGACAAACAATCACAAGAAAAATCAAGAAAGACGGGTGATTATTATGAAAAGGCTAAGGTAGGTGATAGAATCTCTGTTGAAGAACGTAGAGCTGCTGGTGTAAATACATTAGGTGGCTTATCACAAAAAGCTATAGATAAGGTAAATGCCTATAGACGTAAAGAACAAAAAAAACTACAAGTTGAACACAGAAAAAACTTAGCTAAACAAAAAGCTGATAAACAAAAGGAGTATGCAGACGATACTAAGGCACTATTAGATGCTAACAGAAAATTAGCTAGTCTTGGTGACACACCACAAGCATCAGCAGGTACAAGTGGTAAATCAGGTGGTGGTAGTAAAGGTGATGCAGATAAAGTCAAATATGCAAAGGACTCTCTTTCAGACTTAGAAAATCAACTATCAGACTTACAATCTAAGTATAAAGATGGCTTATTGCCTGATATGGATGCTGATGAATATATATCAGAAGTAAAGAGATTAGAAAAGGAAATTGAAGATAAGAAAATTGAATTAGGAATTATTGTTCCACCACTCGACGGTTCAATTGACAAGATAAATGAAGACATAAAGAAAAAACAAGTTGAGTTAAATGCTGCTATAACAGATGAATCAAGAGAAAAGATACAAGCTGAGATAGACAATCTAAACAGACAAAAGAATGAAATTGAAATCAAGTTAAAGCCAGTTGTTAAGAAACAAGATATAGACAACCTTGAACAAGAAATCAATGACCATAAGATAGAAGTAAATGTAGAAGCAAAGGCTGCTGCACTTTCACTTGGTCCAAAAGATGCAGTTTCAAATGCTAAATCAAATGCAGACAACTTAAAGAAAGAATTAGACTTTAACAAACAGATAATCAACTCATATAAACAACAATATGATGCCATAAAAGAAAAGCAATCATTAGGTGCTAAGTTGACATCAGATGAACAAAAACTTGCGTCTATATATGACGATACTACTAAGAGTGTTGAAAAACTATCAGATGCATTTGACAAGGCTTCTAACAATGCTAAGAAACTTGAATTAGACAAAGCTGTAAAAGAAAGAACATGGGATGCATTTAATACAGGTATAGATACATTAGGTAGATTAAATGGTTCAGTTAGTAATGTTGCAAGTACATGGAGTGGTCTTTCAGAAAGATGGGAAGATATGAGTGGATTTGAACAAGTCACAGCTGGTTTTGATGCTGTCATATCTACTATTCAAAACGTAATAGGTGCTTATCAGTCTATTTCAACAATGCTTGAAACATTTGCTGCATTACGTGAAGCTATCGCTGCAAGAAACATAGCTACAGACCAAGCAGAGACACAATCAACTGTTGGTAAGTTAGGTGTACAACAAGCTGCCTCAACTGCTAATGCTACAGAGCAAGGTTCAAAATTGCCATTCCCAGCTAATATTGCTGCTATTGCTGCTGGTATTGCTGCCGTTGTAGCTGGTTTCGCTATGGTATTTAGTTGTTTCGCAGATGGTGGTATTGTTGGTGGAACTACTACAATTGGTGATTACAACATTGCAAGAGTCAATAAGGGCGAAATGATATTAAATGGAAGCCAACAAAAACGTCTATTTACCATATTGAATGGTGATGGTAATGGCTATGCAATACAAGATAGAAAGAACAATGTTGTATTCACTATCAAAGGACAAAAATTGAGTGGTGTTCTTCGTAACTATAACTCAAAAACAAAGAGAATCTAGAAATGAATTTCTTCTCATAATGGTATTTTTCAAGACCTATACTTGCATATTTTGGTATAGGTCTTTTTTTACCATTATTTCACAAAAATACTATTTTTATATATACATATATAAAGTAAGATTTTTATGTTATATACAGGAAAATTTAAGAACAGAATAAACGAAAGTATAGAAGTTAACATCATTACAGGAAATGATACTACACAAACAACAAATTTAACTTTTATAGATGAATCACCTGTTATTATTTCACAATCATCAAGTGATGGTTTATTCTCACCTATCAAATCACGTAGTTGTACAATTACAATAGTATCAAAAGACACATATTTTGATATGTTCAGTATTAACCCACATGACGTGAAGGTAATTGTCAATAACTTGGGTTCAGGAAAGTGTTTATTTTATGGTTATATGACACCTTGTCAATATAACCAACCTTATGCGTACTTAAACACAATAGAACTTGAAGCGATAGATGCTTTATCTACATTACAAGACTTCAAATATGAATATGTTTCAAATAAACAGTTTTCACTTAACAGTTCAACTGTTAATGAATATAAGCAAGAATTACACCTCAAATCTGTTAAAGATTATGTGTTGAAAGCATTAGTTGAAATTGCTGGTTATAGTGAAGTAAATGTAATGTTAGATATAAATCACCCTACACCAATAGATAACTCAGCAGAATTGACACCATTTGAAAATGAATATGTGAATGACTTGATTTTCAATGATGGTGTTGATAAAGATAGTGCATTAAATTGGTATAATGTGTTAGAAGAAATAGGACGTTTCTATAACTGTACATTTGTTCCAATGGGTAAAGACATTTATGTGATAGACTATAACTTGATAAACATTTCAAACAACTTGGAAGGTAATTCTCACAGAGGAATTGACTGTGTGAACCTTGTAGATGGACATAGATTTAGCTTGCAAACTATTGAATTGTATAAATATATTGGTGCTAATGATTATGCTGGTTCAGATATAAACATTGAAATGGAAGAAATATACAACAAAGTAACTATTGAAGCAGATATAGATGAAGTTGATAATGATGAAATGTTTATACCAATTGAAGACCAAAACAACTTACTTTCATATTGGAGATATTTGTATGATGTGTGGGATAGAATGAAAGATAACGTTTTGACTGATTATGTTTATTATGTTCTTCAATATACCACAGATGCAGATAGAATAGATGCCAAGAATTCAGACTTTTTATATTGGACACAATATTACAATGGTAATGTAGATGCAACAACAACACAAACAGGTACAAAGTTTACTCCTGGTTTTGATACAGTATTTGATAGTATGCAATATTTCAACAAGTTCCAATATTACAGAAGTGATGAATTTTTACTAAACTCTATTCCTTATCAAACTGCTGTACCTGTTAAAACGTTTGCATTTAACTATGTTTCAAGTCCAGCCGATATACCACCAAGAAAAGCAGAATGGAAAGATAGAATCTATTTCTATACGCAAACACAATGGTTATATGAATACGTTAACCAAATAATCAACGATACAACACAACCTGACCCAATGGGTATTAGATTCCAGCATGGAACTGAAACTACAGAACAAAAAGATGCATATTTCAAAGCACATTGGGAAGGTTCATGGTATAATAACTATTTAGGTGGTAAGCACCCTGTATTAAAGTTTGAATCACCTAAAGAAATGCAGTATAGTCCAACAAATAATGACTATATAAATTACATCTATATTAAAGGTAAATTACGTTATGACTTAGACCACTATACAGATAATGATGTAACTTATGAGACTTGGTACGAATTGCCTAATCCACAACCACATGAATATACAGCACGTACAATTCCAATGACTGAATTAGGTGCACCTGATGTTGACTGTTTAACAAAACAAGCACTTGTAGATAGTGACTTTGGACAGGGTTGGAAGATGCTAAGAGTTAGAATTAGTATAGGTGATAAATATTGGAATGGTAATACTTGGACACGTACACCAAGTACAGTAGATATAGGTGTACATAAAAGTGTAGATAACCAGACAGAAAAACTTGTATGGTATGGTGAAAATAAAATAGTATCTACAGTAGATTATAGGTCAGGTTTACAAGAAGAAGCATATGCTATTCCAATGAATAAATCTGATGAATTATATGGTAAGTTAACAATTGAGTTCTTCGTGCCTAAAATTCCTTATCAAAGTAGTATGTTTGTGGTAGATTCTTCAACAGGCTATTATAAGTTTGACTATACAAGAACTCCACCTGTTATATATTTGGAAGATTTTGAAGTAGGTTTTAAGAATGTGAACTGGAGAAAAGGTTGGAGACTTTCTACATCTGAAGACAAAGATGATGAAGATATAATTTACACAAATGAGGTTACAACTCCTTATGTTAAAGAAAACAATGATTTAAGTCTTAAAATCAACTCACCAAGACTAGAAAAGCCATTTGCTGAATCATATATCGTAACAACAGACAATTCAGATACAGATGGTTACAACATATTGACAAATGTTCCTTGGACTTCATTTGCTGGAAGCGATAACTGGTGGACTCCAAATGAAGAACAATATGAGGAAGATAACATACTTAAAACATATCTTAAACACTATTCATCACCAAAGAAGATATATAACTGCTGTATTCATGGCTATTGCGACCCATTTAGTGCTTATAAGATTAACGCATTACCAACAGATGGTTATATGATGGTTGATGAACAAGAGTTTGACGTAAAGGCAAATACAAATGAAATAAAACTAATAGAATTCTAATGGCAAAAACACACTACAAGTTTAGATGGAAAGGTAATGACTGGTCTGAAACTGTATATAATGGTAGAGGATATAGTAATTATGTTGAAAAAGGCTATATAACAACTCCATCAAATGTTCCTTCAAGAGGTGGAAACTGGACATATAAATGGGATTGTGACAAATATCATAGTGACGATGATGATAGTACAATTCAAAAGGAAGATTACTACTATTACTATGACTGTATTTATTACCAACCTTATGGTGATAAGACAACCTTTGTGTTCTTATTCAATAATGGTGTTCCAGCACAAGGTGAACTTTACATCAAATGGACTTATGGTAATATGTATGGTGATTGGGACTATACAATTCAGCTAGATGAATATGGTTGTACTTATGATGATAGAACAGAAAAGACATTCTGTGGTGCTAATATATATGGTGAAACAGGTGTAACAGTAACAAACATCTTACCTAACCCACACCAGAAATATAGATTAGACGAACTGATATATGTTTATAGACTAACAGGTGGTGTTAAAATAAATTGGTGGGACAATAACGGTACTCTCATCAGAACAGATTATGTTGAGAAAAAGGGAACTATGCCTACACCACCAACAATTACAAGAGAAGGTTGGACATTATTAGGCTGGAGACCTGAAATTGTTGCTGCAAATGACACAGCCAACTATACAGCTAGAATGCGAAGAAATACTTATCACGTTGAGTTCTATGTTGATGATGTTTTATACCATTCAGGTGATTACGAATATGAAGATGTGATTAGTTATATAGTCAGTAACCCAACTAAGCCTAATATGATATTCAATGGTTGGAGTCCTGATGATAGTTATGTATGTGGAGACAAACGATATGATGCGACTTGGAGACCTTTATATACTGTTAAGTTTGTTGATGGGTTGACAGGTGAAGAAATATCATCTGCTCAATATGATGGAGGTGCAACTGTAACAATGCCTACAATTCCTACACACGAAGGTTATGCATATTATGAGATAGCGCCAAGGTTCAATAGTAAGTGTACAGGCGATGTTACATATACTTTCCACTATAAATCTGAATCAGACCCATGTACATTAGTTGAATTCTATGATTTCTATGGACATTTGTTCTTTGCAAAGTTTTTCTATGAAGAATTGCCTACTAACCTTACATTGAAAGACTTTGAACAAAAAGGATTAGTTGTTCCTATATTGCCTGACACTAAAGACAAGGTGTTTTGGGATTGGGGTGATTACTTTGTCAAATACGATGGTAATGTTCTACGTTATGAGTTTTGGGCAAATTACATGGACTTAGATATAGTATATGATTTCTGTGACAATCAAGCTGATGACATAGAAGATACTATAAAGGGCGAAATGGACATATTGAATTTGCATGTAGATAGACGAGACAAACATATCAAACAAGCAAATGACAGATTACACCCATTAGTTTACAATAGTTATGCTGAGCTTCAACATGAAATCGCATTAGTCAAGGGTAAATGCAAAGCTAATGGTGATAGATTATTATTACTAGAAGGTAAAGATTATGATGCTCAAATAACAGAATTGACTGATGACATAAATACTAGAATTGAAGATACTCAAAACAACTTAAACATTATCAAAACTGAGCATGAAAGACTATTAGGTATTTATTCTAATCAAAATCAATTTGTCAATAACAGCATAACAAGAATAGAGCAAAAACTTGCTGATATACCTGAACATTACTTTATGACACAAAGGGAATATGATTCTTTAACAGATAAAGACGTTAAAGGAATCTATTTCACCCCAATGCAATAAAAAATATTATTATTATATATGGCAACACTTAATGACATAGAAAAAAGATTACAAGAAATAGAAGGTGAGTTAGCTGCTCAGACAGAAGTAATTGAAGACCATATTACTGACTGTAAAGATGCTCAAACTGCTCTTGATGATAAGATTGATATGTTGACTCAAAAGGACGAAGAATATTACCATGAATTACATGAGGATATACACGATGCCGCATTAGACGTTAACAATAACACATCAAGAATAGAAGCACTTGAAAACAAAAACTATCAAGGACAAATAGATACATTGAATGATAGCTTAGATAGTGATGTGAATGACTTGAATACTCAGTTGACAGATATGGATGTTGAACACCACGAAGAACTGCATAGAATAGCTAATAACTTAGATGGTTATAGTGGTAGATTAGATGATATAGAAGAAAGACAAACTGATATAGAACAAGATATACCTAAACACATTGTGATTTCAGCAACTGAGTATGCAAAAATTACACCTGATGACAGTAAAATATATTTCGTATATGAAGAAGAATGATTTATGTAAATGAAAACAAAGAAGTAACGAATATCAAAGCATTGGGTAAAGTGATAAATCATGTTTATCATGGTGCTATTTTAGTGTGGTCATTATTTTTATCATGTTTTGGTAGTGGTAAATGGATAGGTAACAGACCTTGGTTAGGTAAAGAGGCGTGGAAAGAAAATGATACTTTTTAAAAATATAACTTCTTTCTATGAACGAAGTGAAATAGAAATATACATAAGAAAATTTTATGGCTAATACAGGAGAAATACAAGACTTAACAGTTTCTTGGGAAGGTTACGCTGGTTCATCAGTAGAAGCTTTCATCAAAAAAGAATTTACATCAGTATTGAGTGGTGATATTGGTACACCTGTGGAGAATTACACATCATCAGGTAGTATTATGCCAATATCGAAAGTATATACATTAGATGGTTTATGTGTTACACCAATAGTTGAAAATGTTTCAGGTGCATTAGGTGAATCAACAACCATATACTTTCCACACTTTTATAAAGAATCTAGTTTTGAAGAAACTGAGAAATTAGAGTTCTACAAATTCCAATACAGTGGTGGTAGATGGGATGAAATAGGCTATCATTATGTTGATACAGAAGATAACTTGCCAAGTTGGATAATGGGACAAATAATTTCTAAACTGCCAACAGCTACAACTTCAGCTAATGGTTTGATGAGTTCAGCAGATAAGACAGCATTAGGCAACAAAGTAGATAAAGTTGAGGGTAAAGGACTTTCAACTAATGACTTTGTAGTAATAGAATTGTCTGATTATACAAGTAGTGATGATGCATTACCAACAGATGACAACTTAATATATACTTATCGTGGAAAAGTTGTTGAAAAGAGAATGTGTAAGTTAGATGGTGACAATGAAGCAATTTTATTCATTACCAATAGAGATTTGTCAGATTATGAAATGGACGACTTAGTTGTTTTAGCTTACATCAGAAGTGGTGGTAGTGATTATAACTATACATTTGATGGTCTTTATTACACAAATAATTCTGAGTGTCCAAGATGGGTTAAATCAGCTTGTGGTATAACATATGCAACTAGTGAAAATGCTGGACTTATGTCACCTACTATGTATGATGATTTGATAGAAAGTCAAAAGAAGCAAACAGTTAAAAATATAGACAATTCATCTTCTTCAACAACATCAGCAACCGTTAATGTTGGTTATGACTATTTATGTACAAATGCAGTTAATACATTCCAATTTGATTTGTCAGGAAGTGATGGATATATAGGATTGTTATTTACAACTGGTACAACTCCTAATATTACATTTAATGCAAGTTCTAATATATATGCACAAGATGGATTGTCTTTTGAAGCAAATAGTATATATGAAGTTAGTATAAAGCATATTGGTGGCTATTATTATGTTACTGCTGTAAAGATGGTTCAATTAAATTAAATATATGATGAAATGATATGATTTTTAGAAGACACGTTTTATTAGGAGTTACAAAATCAAAATCTTATTCACAAGAATATCTTACTATTGAATCTTTAGAAGATAACAATGTTATTACATTCGAGACAAAAAAGTCTACTTTAACTAGAACAATACAAATTTCTACTGATAAGACTAATTGGACATCTTATACATCTAGTACTATTCCTCCAACATTAGCAACATTGAATACTGGAGATAAGTTATATGTAAAAGGAAGTAATAATAATTATGCAACTTCTACTACTGATTATAATTACTTTAATTCAACTAAACAATTTAATGTTTATGGTAATATAATGTCACTTATATATGGTGATAATTTTATTGAAAGGACTACGTTACCTAGTACTTATACTTTTTGTGGTATATTTAGAAGTTCAAAAATAGTTGATACATCTAATCTTATATTGCCAGCAACAACATTAACAACTTACTGTTATTATTGGATGTTCCGTGATTGTACAAGTCTTACATCAGCTCCTGAGTTACCTGCAAAGACATTAACAAATTATTGTTATACGGGTATGTTCTATGGTTGCACTAGTCTAACAAATACACCTAAGTTACCTGCAACAACATTAGCTACTAGTTGTTATCACACTATGTTCAAAGGTTGTACAAGTCTAAAAACAGCTCCAAAATTAGGTGCAAGAACGATGAAACAAACTTGTTATTTTGGTATGTTCCAAGGTTGTACAAGTCTAACAACCGCACCAGAGTTACCTGCTACAACATTAGTACAAGGTTGTTATCAATATATGTTCTATAATTGTACAAAACTGAACTCAATTAAGTGTCTTGCAACTAACATATCTGCAACTAAATGTACACAAGATTGGGTTAAAAGTGTTGCAGCAAGTGGTACATTCACTAAAGCAGCAAGTATGACAAGTTGGACAACGGGTACAGGTGGTATACCAAGTGGTTGGACAGTAGTCAGTGAATAACATTTTAGAAATGATGGGAACAAAATCCCATCATTTTTATAACATTAAAAATGTGACAATCTATTTTTAATCAAACATATATTTTATACTTAAATGACTTCTAATCAAAAAGAAAACGTTCAATATATAACAGCCATATTCACACTTCTAACAGGTATAGTACTTTGTTTCTTATCATTCTTTTTGAATGACTACGAAGTACATGATTCAGCATTGTGGTATTTTGGAGAGACAATAGCATTTGCTGGCTCAATCTTCTCTGTTGGAATATATACAAATCATCAAATAAAGAAAGCAGAATTACGTCTGAACACAAAAATAGACGATAAGATGAAAAAGTTTGATAATCTGTTTAAGGAGGAATGATAATGTTTCTATCTTATAAATGTAAGTAATTCGTTCTTTATTTTAATTGATATTATTTTTCTATATATTATTCATTAAATTCATATTTTGATTTTTTGGTAATTGTTATAATTTATTATTTATTTTCCCAGAGCTAACCTGTGACAGGCTGGCTCTGTTCTTTTTGTTTATAACATCTTCATTACATTCAAATGTTAATAAGTATAAAATGTGTTTAAATTGACTGCTAAAATATGTTAAGTTTCATTGAAAATTATTAAATTTATACGACTAAACTTTATAACAGTATGAACAATGACAGTAATTGAAATGAGATTTATGGAGGTAGTTGTTAGACAGTTACCTTCACTAGTGAAAGAACTAAAAGAGTTGAATAATAACTTAAATGAACTGAAAGATGATATTAGAAAACGGTTATGAAATGAAGACTACCTTTTGGCAAGACTTCAGTATTGCAGAGAAATTTGGTGCAAACGCAATCAAAGACACATTTGAAAGAAGTTTTAGAGACTGGAAAAGCAACTACATCTACATGACTGAACTATGTTGTGTAATGTCGTGGAAAGCTTGTGGCTGGTATAAGAAGAACGACGAATATGTTAACTTATACAGCGAGTATTACCACAAAGTAGATGGGTATTGCTTTGAACACTTAAAGGGGGATGAATTAGCATATTTCATCAGGTGGACTGATTGAAACAAAACATTTCATTCGTTGGACTGACTAAAACAATGAGTTCAGGATTTAACTTGTCCTGAACTCTTTTTGTGTTTTATATGTAGTTAATAATTTATATAGCTTGAGTTCAACCTGAGTTATGTGTGTAATTGTGGCTGCATTTTGTGATGTTTTAATACAATAGAATTTCATTTCTTGCGTTATGTCAATAGAACTAAACCAATCAAAAACTATAAACTATGGACATTACATTAGATTACTTGAAAAAATGTGTTGCTGAGTGTGAGGAATATGACAATAAAGAAGAAGGCTCATATTCTAATACTAAGCATGAACTATCTTCATTGTTTGATGATGACAGACTACAAGAAATAGTCGATAACAGCAAGGAAGATTATTATGATGATGAAGAACTGTGTGAAGACATACGTATGATGTTTGAAGAAAATTCTGATGACAACTTGAAGTCAGCTACAGTCAAAGACAATACAGACAAAGTGATATCTGATTATAGAGACATTGACCTTAGACCAAGATTTGAGGATGAGGAAGAAATAGTTGAACTTGCAGACAGGTTTGAGAACATAGAGGACTATATCAAGCAATGTGAAATTCTTGACCCTGATAGTGGTGAACAAAACACTATTGAGAACTGGAACATGGAAAACAAGGACTTGAAGAAAATTTTCACAAGCATAAAAGACTGGAACGCAAGAACATTTGACGTTATAGGGTTCATTGAGGACATTATGAGATGGTGGAAATGGGATGGTGACAGTGAATTCTGTGTTTGGGACCCTTATGGTAAAGAATTGTTTGATAATGCCTAAACAGATTGATGACATAGAATTGAGCCAGAGTTAAATAGAGACAGCCTGTGATTACTTTAAGCGGTTAGCCATATAGTTATAAGGTTACAGAAATAAGTCATCACAGGCTGTACTTTTCAAAATTAAGAAAAATGGAAAAGAAAAAAGAAAAGCAAATCATTGTAGGCAAATACTCAACTTTGAAGGAATGCCTTGAAGCCTATGAAAAGATGATAGATGAAGGCAGGAATGTGTATTGGGGGCAATACCCTGAAGGTTGGTATGAAATCTCTGAGTATATACCTGTTAAAGAAGGTTAAAATTATAAGTAAAATTCATATTATAATAATAATTTGAACTCTAAATTTTTGCAATTGAGATTTTTTGTTTAATTTTGTAATATAATTTAATTAAATAAAGAATT